AAATAAACCAGCCGATAATGCCTTTGTTGGTAAAATACCTATACGAGTTGGAATTGTATAAATTCCGTTTTTAATGTCATCTTCTACATCTTCAATATCCGCCATATTTGATACACTCGATGCGAGAAGGCCCATCGCAATCGTTTCATTTTCAATAACATCTGTGTGAGCTATGAGATGCGGTACAACACTGATAGCTCCCGCCCAAAATGTTCCAACGTAGAATGGTTTAAGAAGGGGTAATTTTCGTTTGAATGATGGATACAATAGAATACATAGAATTTCTGGTGCGATATACTTAGACTGATCTGTATACCATAATATCAGATTTGCTGTTAAGAGAGCCGCAGCAATAGATTCTGGGGTATCTTCAGTCTTCCCATCTAGATATCTGTCCGCACCATATGCCCACCTCGCCGACGCCATGATATACAAAAGTGGTAGAGGTTCGAGGGGTGTACCTGAACATAATGCTAATATAGACATGATTGTACCGACTTCCATCTGTATATTAATATTACTTGTCACCATAAATTTCGAGAATATCCCGCACGATGGGACTTCTTTCAATATCTGCAAAATCAAATGTTATACATTCAATACGTTTATTATACTTTCCATTTAGTCGAGTGTAAATATCCTTAAGACCATTATCTTCATATTTCCTATCATGCTGTTTAGGGTCACCCGTGACTATCATTTTACAACCTTCACCCACACGTGTGAGTAACATTTTCATTTGGTTTGGGGTACTATTTTGCATTTCATCAGCGATCACAAATGCGTTCTTAAACGTTCTCCCACGCATGTAGGCCAAAGGACATATCTCTATGATTTTCTCTTTGATCATATATTGGATATCACTTTGACTATAAAATTCACTGAAAACATCCATGATGGGTCTGGTCCACGGGTCCATCTTCTCTTCTAGAGTTCCCGGGAGATAACCTATATCTTCTTCAACGGAAACGACTGGTCGGGTTAGAACTATTTTTTTAAAGGTCTTGTCGTTATATCCGGATACGGCGGCGTAACACGCTAACATAGTTTTACCCGTTCCCGCCGGACCTATCGCAAATACCATTTGTTTACTAATACTGTACAAAGCTCTATTGTAATTCTTTTGATTTTCACTTTTTGGTGTTACATTTGGTTGTGGAATCTGATCAATTCCATCCATCTCCCCCTCGAAATAATAGTCATTTTCGTCGTACGAAGATGAAAGTGAAAATTTTAAACTGTTGCGACCCTTTTTACCACCCATACTTTTTACGCAGAAGTTTTATTTACCCACCATATAAATCCACCTAATATTGAAACCAAAACGGCGACTAAAAGACCAAACGAAAACTTTTTAGGGTTTTCGTCTGGGGGTTTATCGGGGAGTCTTTCAACATTCTGATTAAGTCTGTCGATTTTTTGTAATAACTTATCGAGTGCTCTCAGGATTTGAAGTTCTCTATCTTTCGGTTTTTCTTTTACGTTCACAGTAGTAATTTCAAGAATCATATACCATTTAGCATCTGGTTGAAGAGTTACATAATCTCCATCATCTTGTTGTTCATAGATGTTGAAGTTTAATTTTTTGATAGATATAGGATTGAAGTAATTTGTATTTTGCTGGAAACGTTTCCATTGTTTATCACGGAGAACTGTATGTGACGAATGACTGAAATGTCGTTCCAGGGGAACTCTTGCTAGAATTTGTCCATGTCGTTCATCTAATATTTGAGCAACTTTTGGAATTTCTGGACAAACGATATCTACAAACTTGGCTATATTACTTGCATGAGTATCACTATTGGGGTTTGATTCACCAACTTGTGTGATGTAAAAATCTACCATCTTGATTCCCAGTACCCTACTCATATCCTCGACGTGTGTATTAGACTCCAAAGTGAGATCGAGTGCGAATGTATTGTTCGTGCCATTCACAAATTCAGAATCTATAACGATGTACTGAACTTTTTTAGGTACGTCATCCAGCGACATTTCTAATATCACTAGAGATTATATTATGCCGATTTCTATGGCAACAAAGGCGATAGCGTTTACTGGTACTCTTGCTGCGGTGACGTTTATAGATAGTATTCGAGTTTTTAACGAGTATAAAAAAATAGATACTAAAATTAATAAAAAATGATATCATCCAATTGGGTTCATGCTATCTGCAGGACTATGATTTCCATGGGGCCAGAGTACACGACTAATGTTCTCAAATGGGTCAAGAGCGCCGTTTGGGATGCCCCTTATCGCGTATGGCTTGATATTGAACTCCAGAAGATAGCGTATGATCGTGAAGAATGGAAGAACAATTGTCTCTACCCAAGTGATGATGAGACACCTAAGTCGGAATAAAAAAGTACAAAAAAACTAACAATGAGCGAATACACAATTCCTATCAACGAACTATTTGTTCGTTCCAGTGTACCACTCGGTATCCCCGGTTTGGCTACAGACGAACTTAGAATCGCCTTTATCCAAGCTACTGAACCACTTTGTCCAGACGTTCAACGAAAGATCTGGGAAGAAGTTCTTTACTGTACCACATCAGTTGAACCACCCCCCGCACCCCAAAAATGCCGTTCGGTTTCCTACAATCGGTCGTCGATCTCATTGCCCCGAAACCTATTCGAAAGGAAAGATCTTTGAGTGATCAAGGTATAATCGAAACGGTTAATGATTGTGGTGAAAAGCGATACATTCAAATTGAAATTGAGAGAAATCAAAAAAGAGAACGAGAAACTGATTTAAATATTCTCCTTACGAAGTGTAAAAGGTTACTATCCTTCGTAGAGACAACAAAAAATGAATCAATCTTCAAAAAATTGGTGGCTTTCACCGAAAAAGTAAGACAAGCCTTATATCTTGGTGATGACATTCGAGATTTATTTCATGAATTTGAACAAATTGAAAATATTACAAAAAAAAGTTCCAAGTCTTTTAAAAACCTAAGTGATATAACGATGATGGGATAATCAAGTAAAAATATGGATCTCTTTCATAAAATAATGGAGCTTGTTGACAAGAACTCGGATAAGATCCCCGAGGGAGACTATCTGGAGTTGTGTGACACTATACATGAACTGCGACGACAAGTGAAACCACCTTCATTTCTTCTTGACCAAAATCAACCACTCATGTATGCACCCATGACTGATGGGCAACCACCAGAATGGATTGAGGATTCATTACCATCCGATCCCGATACGGCTGCTCAGCGATCACGCGAACAACTTCAACAACGGTGGAGAGAACTTGAGGAAGAAGTTATGTACCCCGGTCTCAATCAGTTTCTACAGGAATTACATGAGGAATGGTCAGCGACTGATACTATGAGTCCGGTAGAACCAGGTGCGTATTACCCTCCACCGAGACAAGGGATGCATCAACACGTAGATGATGGTACCACAGTTGCTGAAGTTTCTATGATGGATGTTGACTAACGACGAGGTCTCACACGTAAACTGTTGAGATCTCGCCAAGCATCTCGAATCACCCGTGGTGGTGCTGAGGGATCAACTGTAGCTGTAGTTTCTACCTGACCTGTTAGCTCTTTTAATTTCATATGTAAATGTTTGAGTTCGTTTGATATCTCCACGTACGCCCATTCTGTTTTTGTTGGAAACATTTCATCATTTTCCATGATCTCCATGATGTTTCTTAGATGTTCCATACCTAAGTGAAGCCTAGAATTTATATTTTTCAATAAAAAACAATCAACCAACATGGAAGACTTACGTAACCTCATGGCATGCATTGACGAAATATCCAGTCAGATTCCTGATGGGATGTATCTGAAGATGGCCGACCAAATGAAACGCGTTCATGACCACATGAACGGCAACAAGAGCATCCATGATGACACCTTCTACTACAGTGACGATGATTCGGAACTTGAAAGTGATGATGACTCGGACAGTGACTTCGCCCCCAATCTCGATCGAACACGTCTCTCTGATATTGCACTTCTCAGAGACAAGCTTCTGGATGTTGTGAAGCAGATGCACGAGGAGTACAAGGTTCTCATGAAGTGGGAAAAGGAAGCGAGGCGTACGGATTGGACCCCCATCAAGCGTATGACTGCGTTTCGAAAAACTCAGGCTATCAAGCTGTGGTGTGAAAAGAACACTCGTTGGGCTTCCGGTGGTGAGGCTGGGGAACTCGTTGGTCACCTAAGCACCGCCGCCGTGCCGACAAGCGGCTGGACCTGGAAAAATCTGGTGGAAAACGGTCTTCGGACAATTGTGGTGGAAATTGCAACCGAGGAGGAGAAGGTAGCCTTGGCGAACCGCCTTGGCTGGGCACCAGTCTACTATGATGAACTTTCACTCAAAACACTCCAAAAGCTTCCCGCCTTTGAGAAGAAGATTTATGATGACTACAAGGAAGAATGTCAAAGGAAAATGACCGAGTACTTCAACAACGCTAAGTTAAAGGTGGTTGAGTCGAAGGCAAAGATGACCGGGTTTGAGATGTTTTGTGTGGATACGGAGAAGGAGTTGGAGCAACTTGATGCTCCTGTCTATGGTCGCGATTACTGGGAGGTCGGCGAAGCGGGTCACGCGTCATGTGAGTTTTGGGTGAATGATAATGGACGAATGGTGGACAACGGTTTCGAGGCACGGGTCGAACGACGTCGTTAAATAAATTAGCCGTGTAATATAGTAATGAATGTACTTCAAAATGTAATGCAAATAATAGACAGTATATCTGATAAAATCCCTGAGAACGTCTACCTATCCCTCTGCAACGAATTAAAGAAACTCTACGCTTTCATCCCCGATAAAATCAGACCAGCCCTCTCTAGAACAAATAGTGCCGCCAACGTACCCGCATCATCACCTGCGAATGGGTATTGGTTTAGGTGATAATGAATATAAAGTTAAATACCATTTAGTATCCAAATGCTGGCTATTCGTCCTACGATCACCGTACCAAAACATGTAAATCGTTTCAAGAAAACTCTAAAAACACACGCAAAGGCTGTGGATCCTTACCGTGATACATCTCTTCGATACATGGGATACGCAAATGAAGTTGGTGAGGCTTTTACAGTGTTTATTCCGGAATGGGGTGTTCCCGCATCATACTGTGTGGCTGCGTCGTATGTCATGTTTGATACAATTGACAAGGGTCAAAAGGCATACGAGACCGCAGACGAAGAAACTAAGATTCAAGATGCACTCAAAGTATCGGCTGAAACTATGACTTGGCAGATGCTCGCATCGGTCTTTTGGCCGGGGTCTATTATTCGTGTAATTGTAAACATGTCCGATAACATGATAGCTAATAAACTTACCGAAAATGAGCAGTTTGCTCACGTGTTGGCCACACTTTTTGGACTTATGGCTATTCCCATGATCATTAAACCTATTGATACTACGGTTGATAAGGTGATGGAGACCTCGATTTCCAAAGTTATTCACGGAAAGATTAAAACACCCGAAGATGCGAGTGCAGCCTTCATGACATCGATGGGTTCTTTTTCTGTTCCACCTATCATGTATTCTCTGGCTTCTTACATCAAGTCGGTTTAAGTACCTAAGTCATCAGAAATCTTTGTATTTTCCAACCAACAAACAACAAACAACAAACAACAAACAACAAACAACAATGAACTTTGAAATCCAAGCTCTCGGTGGCAAGCTCATCGGATCCCGCTCCGCCATGAAAACTTTGGATCGTCTCACGACCCTGCTCCCCAACGCTAAAATCAACTTTGAGGTCCTCCCTCCCCCTGAGACCAAGAAGGCTGAGTTTGGCAGCATGCCCGACTTTCGCGATCCGGTCCCTGAGACCGACTCTGACGAGGATGATGATGACATCATGCATGACCCCGACATCCAAGAGATGGTCAAAAACGGAGAACACACCTGTCACATGTTTGACGCTCATTGCCAAGCATGTGAAG